TAATACTTCAATATTATAACCAATGCTTTTAAGACACAAAGCATCTTTTAATGATGAACAAATAACTAAGTAAGGTTGAGTGTAAGTTAATTGATCAAAACCTTGAAGATATGACTTCACTTTATGAAATTTATGTTTACTTGATGGTTGATATATTTTATATAACTCATCATCTTTATCAAAATATCCATAAATAGAATGACCTTCAATCTTTAATTTCTTAACATCACCCTCTTCTTCTTTAATTAAGTTATAGTATTCAATAGGTTTGACATTATATTCTTTTAATAAGCTTGATCCTATTCTAAAGTTTAGCCAATATCTACCATCATTTTCAGTCCACTGTCTTGTATTAACAAAATCAATTTCCCATTTTGCCTGAACCTTAAAAGAAACTTGTTCAAAATCAGTTGTTTTAACATAATTGTTGTAATCATCTACTATTTTTCTAACAGCATCTTTATATTCCATATTAAACATAAGTTTAACTAAGTCTATTTTATTGCCATTTTTACCAGTTGAAAAATCTTTGAATTTATATACATTAACAGATTTATCTACATATATACAAAAGCTAGGAGTTTTATCATTAGGATTAAAGATTGATTTAATCTTGACATCTTGACCTGTTAAGGGTTCTGATAAATTTAAATAATATTGAAATACCCAATAGCTGGGAACATCTGAATCTTCTAATACTAAATTTTTTGTGTTAAACATATTGAGAATATAAATAAAAATGGAACTGACATATTACAGCCAGTCCCATAATTAAGTTAATTATTACAAATCAAAATCATCACCAGAACCAGTTGAAGCAGGCTCAAACTGACTTGTTGTAGGAGAATTTTTTTTATCTATTTTTCTCAAATGATTTGTATTATTGCTATCAAAAATTAATAATTTAGATTTTTCAACATTTAATGCTTCTACAGGTACACCTTCTTTACTAATTTTAGGTAAATAAAGATCATTGTTTACATAACCTTCAGTGTTTTCCCACTCACGTGCACCAAGACATACATTAACATATGTTGGACCTGATAACAATTTATCACATTTTACCATCCACTCTTCAATTGTATTAGCTTGGATAGCATCTAATCCAGCTCTTTTATCTAAAGCTTCAGCTAAAAATATCATTGCTTTCATTACCTCAGTATCTCTACTAATTTCTTTACCGCTTGGTAATGTAGTGTCTTTATATGGATATGGAGAATATCTTACTTTACCTACTTGACCTTCATAACGTGGTCCATCAGGTTTATTCATATCTTTTAAAAATCCTTGAAAATCTCCTGTTATAGGTTCTGTTTCTACATGCAATATAATATTGTATGCATTAGCATCATAAGGGGTTTTATCAAAACTAATTGAATTAATTTTTACTTTGTGATTCCCTGTTCCAATTACTGGTTTCTCTTTGCCTGAAGCGGCTGACATGTCTTTAGTACTTAACATAATTACTTTTTTTAATTAATTGATTTTTATTTATTCTTCATACTTTTTAATGCAATCTTTTACAAATTGCAGGTTGTTTGGGATGAAGCTTTCCTCAAACATACCTTGGGGTGATTTACATGTGTTCTCTCCATTGTTTTGTGTGTCAAAACCATAGGTAAGTTCACCATCATCATTTTTAATAACCTTGCCAAATAAAACTATAGAAAATAGACCTTCCAAAGTTAAAGCATTGTCAATCATTTTACCAATTGTTTTTGCTTTAATTTTTCTATTTCCATTAATATCAGTTGCATCTTCTGAGTGAGTCAAAAAGAATACAGTTAGATCATCTCTCAAATCTTTAGGTAATTTAGCTACCTGAGCTAAGTTTGCTGCAATTTGAGTAAATTTTTCATAACCTTTTTCATTTGCTCTATCAAAATATTCAAAAGAACTCATATATTGCCAATCATCTACAACTAAAGTTTTGATGTGAGGCATTTTTTCATTAACATGTAATATTGCTTTAACAACGCCAGCAGCTGATGAAGCTGATGCAAGATTACCTTTTGGGTTATCTTTTGTAATAGCTGTATACATTCCTTTCCAACCTTTAAAAGGTAGTGGTTTATTTGCAATATTAATTACAAATGTTTCATCAGGATTTAAGTACCTGATGGATGTTGATTTACCTGTCCCTGAGTCAGCAATGACTAATACACTTTGTGCCATATTTATTTATTTATTAAGGATACTATTTAATGTTAATTGAATTGCTTTAAGTGTTTTATTAATATCAAGCAAAGCTTCAACTAATCCAGGTGCTTCTTTTTTATCTGGATCTGGTAAATCTGGATTAGCAAAATCATGGATTAGTTTACCTCTATTTGTTACATCATTTATAATTTTTAGTTCACTAACAGGAATTATATGTCTTATGAATCCAGTACTTGATTCAATTAATTCATACTCTTCTTTCCAATGAGGATTGTGTTTATGAAGATACAAAGTTCTTTTTGGATCTTCTGTATCATAATTTATACTTACAAATTCAGTATAAATATCTTCATTCTTTTCAAACTCACTAGGAAAGAAACTAACATATAGTTCATCTTTACCACTTGGCCTATAAGCCATCTTAGGAATATATAATGCATTAATTATCCCATTAGTTTGGAAGTAATCTTCATGCTCTTCTCTTAAAGCATTTACCTTAGCTTTACGTTCATCAGGTGTTATTGCCATTTCTTTTGTATTATTTAAATTTTTAGTACTTATCATATTATCTTCTTTCTTGAACTCCCGGAGTAGGCATCTCTTCAAGTTGCATTGATTCAAATTTTGCTTTAAAGAAACTCATTCTAGTATCACCATTTCTTGCTTTAAGAAAATGTAATACTATAGTTTTATCATCTTCAATTATATATCTATCAGGCCCATAGAATCTAATCTTTTGTTTTGCAGGTCTGTTAATACCAATTAAAGTATCAGCATGTTGTAACATAGCATCTGAACCAAATATATCTGACTCAAGAATATAGTTACCATACTTACCATCTATAGCTCTTTCTGGATTATCAATATTCCTATTAAGTTGAGATAAAGCAATAAATAGACAAGGATAGTCACGTTTACACTGAGTAAAAAACTCACCTAATTCAAATAACATATCTAATGAATTATTTTGATAAGGAGCTCTTTTAACTAACATAGTGTGGTCTAAAGTAATTATTGTTTTTGTTCCATTATGTTGATTCATATACATATCAATTTGCTCACGCATTTGATTTACAGTCATTGGAGTACTTACAATATCTACAGGATGTTTAACTCTTTCTTTAGCATATTGATGACATGTGTTAAGTGTATCAGCAGTAACTAAACTACCAGCACTACATAACTCTTTGTAACTTTTACCAGTTACTGAAGAAAACTCTCTAATTGCTGAGGTTCTACCAACCATCTCATATTGAAATTCTAATACTCTAAATGAATCATTGGGATTCAATGCAAAAGATTCTCTTATGATTTGATCTTTAATTAATGTTTTACCTGAACCAGGTCTTCCGCCAATAACTGTTAATGTATTCCACTCTAAACCATCAGTTGTAGCATCATTGAATTTTGGCCATGGTGTATATATAGACTTTTCCTCACCGGTCTGTCTTTTGTACATGTATTTTAATGCTTCATTAAAGGCAGCATATTGACCTATCCATGATTCTGTTGGTTTACTCATTTTCTATGATATTTATTACATCTTGAACATTTTGTATACTTGCATTACATGATTTTTCATCAGGTACCCAAGCACCATCTCTTAACATTATAATATCTTCCATAACAAGATTTAATTTTTCAAGTACTTTATTTATATTTTCTGGTGTCATAATTTTTCTATTTCTTGTTTAACTTCTTGCCAATATTTTTTATTAATACCTAACGTTGAACCCTCTAAAAGTCCAGTTTTAAATATCTCATCTACTGCTATTAATGCACATTGTTTGGCTTTATAACTATATAAATCGTGTACAAATCCAATATACATTTTATGTACTAACTCTTTTGCTTTTTCTTTTGGTGTCATATTACATTTTCTTTAAAATGTTTGGCTTCTGATTCTTCTATACCATCTTTTATCATGTCACAGTAATCTGCTAATGTAGATGATTTTACCTTGTGCTTATCTTGTTTGCATATAAAATATTGACTAGTTTGCATATACATGTATTGTGCATCCCTGTATTCATTTACATACATTTTA